GGCCGCACGTATGGGCGGCCATCCTCGTAGCAGAGAGGAAAGCCGTGCTCCGGCCAGATGTGCCTGAACACCACACGGGCGTTCTCGACCGCCTCGGCAATCGTGGCGGGCGGCAAGCGGCGCGTCACGCCGTCCTCGCACATGCGCCAGCGATGGCCGAAAATCCCCACGCTGTCGTTGGGGTCGGCTTCCTGGGCGAGCCGGATGATCTCGCCCACGTAGTCGAAGCGCTCGGCCTCCTCGCGGGAAGCGAAGTCTGGGCCAAAGCTGGCCCAGTCGGTCCTCCAGTGGAAAGCCCCGGGGACATTGCTGAGGTCTTCGGTGTCGGTCATTCTGTTACCTCCTCTCACTGGCCGCGCACAAACTGCGCGGCAAACTGCCCTGCCTCATCAGTGCCGGGGCGGGCTGCAAATTTGCGGCTCGGCTCAGTCGGTCTGCTCCTCTGCCTCTGCCTGGGCCTCTGCGACCCTCTCGCGCAGGGCGTCCTCAAGCGACGTGTCGTCCATCAGGATGACTCCGTCCGTCCGCGCCGTGTGACGCAGATCGGCAGCAGCGGCGCTGATGGCTTCGTCGTCGGATCCGGCGTCAAGGCCCAGGTCGGCCAGTGGCGTTCCTGCCAGCCAGTCTTCGACGGCCCAAAGCATCAGATCCTCGTCAGACAGATCCGCGCGCGCGAAAAGGTCATCCAGCGCATAAAGCGCTTCGTCGGCGTCGTCGGTCAGCCTGCCGACCCGATTTGAGCCGTCCCACTCGACCGAGTGGCCGGCAACCACCAGATCGACCAGCGGGCGGGCCTGCTCCAAGACGGCCCGCAGACGGTCGGGGTCCACGATCATAGCGCCTTTCGCGACAGGGAGCGCCAAGCGCCGGCGGTGCCATTCGGCTTCAGGCACGCCGTCAAAATAGTCGCGGATGTCGAGCGACACCCGGCCATCATCGATCAGCAGCAGCATCTCATCCCGAGACCCACCGTCGCGGCGCAGGATGATGTGTCCGTCGCTGGTGACGGATTCGATCATGGATTCGATATTGTATTGCATCGTCTCATTCCTCCTTCATGTGGCGGGGGAGTAATCCCCCGCCTGTGCTGTCAGACATACTCCGCCAAGTCGGCGCCCAGCACCGCCTTGACAATGTCGCGCCGGTCGATGCGCCCGACTTCAACGAGAACTTCCTCGCATCCGTCCTCGCAGTCGGCGCCGACAAAATCCGGGACCTCCACGTAATCCTCGATCACCCAGTCCTGGATGCCATTTGCCCATGCCTCCAGCTTGGCGACGGCTTCGTCAAAGCTCATGCTGGCGCCACAGCCGGGCCCCTCGTAGAGGGCGAACCGGGCGGCTGCATAGGCGTCCTTCGGCAGGGATTCGGTGGCGTAATCCACCGCCAGATCAAGTTCGTCGTCATATTCCCTCATCGTCAGTCCTCCTCTAATGCGGCGGGGGATTACTCCCCCGCCCTGCTAGCTGATGACGGTCCCGTCCTCGTCCAAGACGATGACGTCGTATTCGTCGCCGTCGAAGTCATACACCTCGGCGGCGCCGGACCGCGTCTTGGTGCGCGGCACCTCGACGCAGAACATGCAGCCGTCATCCAGGGCGCCGTTCACGCCCTCGATCAGACGGTCGGCCCATGCATCGGCGAACAGCGCGCGCTCGCCTTCCAGGACGCCTTCCAGCCACGAGATCAGATTGCCGCGCCCCTTGTCGTTGACGTGGCGGGTGCGAAATCCGGTGTTTTCCATCTAGTCGATCCTCCTCTCATCATGGGCATGGCGCCCGGCAGGATCGCCGGGCGCTGCCAGTCTCACAGGTCGGGGCAGTATTCGCTGGCGAGCGAGCCCGCATACCATTCGACGGCGAACCGCAGCCCGAGGCAGGCGGCTTCGGCCATCCGGCCGCGCTTGGTCTCCCCGTGGTATTCGTCGAAGCTGAAGGGCCCCGACAGCAGGGCCTCCAAAATATCCTCGGCAGTGGTCCCGTCAGCCGGGCCGCCCCATCGGTCGCGGTAGACATAGGACTCGCCGGTCTCGTCCTTATATTCCGCCAGCGCGGCGGCAATGTCGCTACGGTAGCGGTGCGACAGGTCCAGGACATCGACCGTATAGATCAGATCGTGCCACCAGCCGCTATCGGTGCCGCGCAATGCGTCCCGGAAAGCGGACTGCGTCGCCTCGGGGGTCCGTTCGTCCCCGCCCGCATATTCCCGGGCCTGATCCAGAACGTAGTCCCGGACATACTCTTGCAAATCGTTCATAGTCTTTCCTCCTCTGTATCGGCACTCTTGCCGGGCAACGGGCGCGGACGCCGGTTGCCGGGCAAGCGGGCGCCAGATCGCCGCCCGCCGCCGTCACGCCGCAACCGTGATAACGCCGTCCATGGCGGCGTTATCAAGGCAGGAGTCATCCATGGCGGCACCAACGATCCATGCGCCGCGCAGATCGGCGCCGAAAAGGTCCGCGCCCCGAAGGTCGCAGCCTGACAGATCGGCGCCCCGACAGTCCGCCCCGACAAGGCACGCCCGCCGCAGATCGGCGCCAGCGAGGCACGCGCCCCGAAGGTCCGCATCGCGGAGTCCGGCATCCCGGAGGTCCGCGCCGCGCAAACTTGCGCGGCGGAAATCGGATCCCGTGAACCCGCCCCAACGCATGCGCGAGTCCATAAGGAACGCGCCCCGGAGGTCCGCGTAATTCACGTGGGCATCCCTAAGGTCGCACTCGCACATAGACGCGTCCCGAAGGTCGGCACCGTCCATCCAAGAGTTGCGGAGGCAGGCACCGGAAAGCAAGGCGCCCCGAAGGTCCGCCTTGTCCAGACGGGCGAAATCCAGGTCCCGGCCCCGCAGATCAAGCGCCCGCAGATCGCGGCCCCGCAGATCGGCGGGCGCCCCACCCGCCATCGTAAGCCATGCCTCATGCATGGCGATACTTTCAGCAATCATCATCATTTCTCCTGCAAATGCCGCGCGATTTCGCGCGCTGCCGCCCTTGCGGCACGATAGGCCGCCGCCCGTGTGGGGAGCGGCCCCGAATAATCCGACAGATACGGCAGATCGTAGCAAGAAAGCCCTGCATACCATCTCCAGCCCATGCCGGACGGGTCGCCGCGAACCGAGATTATGACCACGTCAGTCCCTTTCCTCCTGTTCGCCGCACCCGACTCGGCGGTGCACCCGGCGGGCGATATGCCCATCCGCTACTATGCCGGATGTCGCGCCAAAGCGTCAAGCCGGATGATATCGAGCGAGGATAAGGGGATAAGGTGCAGGGGCCTAGCATCCTGTCCACCATAGGCGACGCAATCAGGAGTTCGGGTGCTGCAAAGAATCTGGCCGTGTCGGACGGGGATTCCGGAGATAATGGCGGCTGATAGATCGAGGTGATGAGAGTGACGGAAGCAATCGAAGGAACCGATAACGCCTGCGGGCTGGATCCTGCGAGCGAGCTGGACGACTCCGACGAGTCCGACGCTGCGCAGACCGACCCGTCAGGCCAAGGCGCCATCGTGCAGGGCCGGCGCGTCATCAATCGCTCCAAGGCTCTGGGCCGGCGCCTCACGGATCAGCAATGGCAATATGTCCTAGCCTACGTCTCAGAGGATGGCGCCACCCGTGGCGACTATGCCGAGGCTGCCGCCGCCGCCGGGTATCACGATGCCGAGCGCGTGGGGCGCCGTCTGATCCTGCAACCCCACATTGCCGAGGCGGTTCGAGAGCTGGCCCTTAGCGACGCGCGCGCGCGGATGCCGCTAGCGCTGGCCATCATCGCAGACATTGCATCCCATGCAGATGATGACAGAGTCCGACTCGAGGCAGCGAAGACTCTGTGGCGACTGGGCGCGGCTGAGCTTCCACGCAAGCCGGCAAAGGATGACAACCGCTCCCCTGCCGTCGCGGTGCAGATCAACACGGGTGCGGCAGGCACGGCAGGGGCAGGGCAGGCACTCGTCCGCGAAATCTGGCGCGAACGTCTCATCAGGACCCGGCAGGATCCGACGAGTCTCGCAGTCCTGCACGGCGCGCGGGTGGACGCGGGCGCATCGGCGGGCGCGGACGCGGACGCGGGCGGCGCCCAGGGGGGGGTGCCAGGGCAAGGGTCCCGTCCCGCGCGCGATTTTCCTATCCCCCAATCCGCGCGCGAGGACTCGTCAGAATATCCCTCTGAGGTAACTCTTACGCGACAAGAGTATCGCACCTTCCCGCCGCAAAGGACTCCTCCCCGTGAGTGACCCCTCTCTCGACCCCGACTTCATCCGTTTCGTCGTGCAAACCTATGCCTTCGACCCCAACGGATACCGCCGCGACATTCTCAAGATGGACAGCGACACATGGCAAGACAAGGTTTCTGAGGCACTTGTCCGCCATCGTTATGTTGCCGTCTCATCTGGCCATGGTGTTGGCAAGACGACTTTGGCTGCGTCTCTCATTCACTGGTTCATGGCGACTCGTCCTCACCCGGCCTGTGTGGCGACGGCGAATACCGAGACGCAGGTGAAGAAGCGTCTCTGGCGGGAGCTTCGGAAGGTCAACTCGCGTGCCGTCAATCGCGCATGGTTTACAATGAGCGATGATACGTTCACCTTCATGGGCGATAACACGGCGCAGGCTGTGGCGATCCCCTGGCGTGAGAACAATGCGGAGGCGTTTGCTGGCACGCACGAGGAGCATGTTCTGGGTGTCTTTGACGAGGCGTCTGCCATTCCGGAGATCATCTGGACGACTTTCTCTGGTGCCATGTCCACGGAGAACGCGCGTTGGCTGGTGATCGGCAATCCGACCAAGCCCAATGGGAAGTTCTATGAGGTTTGCCATGGGCGTGACCGTGCGCTGACTGATGGTGATCTGGAGCGTGGGAAGTGGTGTCATTTTGTGGTTCCGAGTTGGGAGTCGAAGTGGGTTGACCGCAAGTGGATTGCGGAGATGCGTTCGACTTTTGGGGAGGAGTCGGATCAGTGGCGGGTTCGGGTGGCTGGTTTGCCGCCGCGGTTTTCCGAGGATGCGATCATTCCGTCCTATTTTGTGACGGCGGCGATTCAGCGGAAGATCGAGATGTTTGAGCGGTGGCCGCTGGTTCTTGGGGTAGACGTGGGGCATCGGCATGACAGCAGTGTGATTGTGCCGCGTCGTGGTCGGATTGTGCCGGATCGGATCAGGCGTGTGAATGAGATGCGGATTACGGACTTTGCGCGGTTTCTGGCTGAGGAGATCAGGTGGTGGCGTGGGGAGCATGGTCTCGATCCCGAGGTTTGTATTGAGTATGTCGGGATTGGTGTTGGGGTGGTGGAAACTTTGGAGGACATGGGGTATCAGAGGGTTCATGGGATTATGCCGGGTGAGCCGGCGGCTGAATCGTCGATTGCGGTCAACGTCCGCGCGGAGATGTGGATGCGTATGCGGGACTGGTTTGAGAACGGCTGTTCCATACCGCATGACGATGCGCTGGTGGCTGATCTTGCCAATGTGTCGAGGCAGCCGACTGGTGATGGGCGGTTCAGGGTGATGTCGAAGGATGTGATGCGTGCGAAGGGGATACCGTCGCCTGATACGGCGGATGCTTTGGCTTTGACCTTTGCGATTGACTTTGACCTGTTGCCGGATCGTCCGGACGGGGACAGGTGGCGTTCTGACAGTTACCGGGATGTGCCTGCGCTTGAGGGTGGAGGCTTGTCGTGGATGTCGCTCTAGGGCTGTTGTCGAAGGACGGCTCTGGCTCGAAGGAGCGCGTGACCGGCTGGTTTGATCTTCCTGACGCCGATCTGTGCCGTCGGTTGATGGACCGGATGCAGGAGATGCAGTCTTTTTGGTCTGCCGAGCGGAAGCGGCAGGTGGAATGTTGGGCGTTTCACGATGGGGAGCATTGGCCGAAGGAGGCAAAGGAGCGGGCGCGGGCTGAGAAGCGTCCGTTGCTGACGCTGAATTACCTGGATTCGATGGTTCGGGCTGTGGTGGGCGAGGAGCGGCTCAATCGGCAGGAGATCAGGATTTACGGGCGGGCGTCTGGCGGGGAGTCGGATGACAAGGGGTTTGGGATGACCCAGTTGATTCGTTGGGTCATGAACGGCCAGGACGGGGACATGGCGATCTCCGAGGCGTTTCATGGGGGTGTTGCCTGCGGGGAGGGTTGGGTTGTTCCTGAAGTGTCGTTTGATGACGATCCGGAGGGGATGATTGTTGTCCAGTGGGTGGATGAGCAGGAGATTTTGCCGGACCCGGAATCGGTGAAGGCGGACCATTCGGACGGGCGGAAGCTGGTTCGCTTCCGGCGGATGACATCGGACGATCTCGAAGCGGAGTGGCCGGGGACGCTGGCGAAGCTGGAGGAGTGGTCCATCGGGCATATCGGGACAAGTTACCGTTCGACCGATGGGTCAGGGGCCAGGGACATCTATTGGTCGCAGAGCGACACGCTGTCCCCGCATGTCTATTGCGGCAAGACGGGGACGTGGCTGGTGTGCGAACACTGGTGGGCGGAGAGGCAACAGGGGTGGGTGGCGATTGATCCGCTCAATGGCAGCGTGGTGGAGTTGACCGACAAGGAGAAGAAGGCGCTTGATCTTGAATACAAGGCGCTGGTGGAAGAGGCGCTGGCGACAGGCGGGCCAATGCCCGAGCCGCCGCCGGAGGCTGCAAGGCGGGCAATCACGCGCTTCTATCAGGCGTTCACTGTCGGGAACGTGGTGCTTGAGAAAATGCCCCATCCTGTGCCGGAAGCGAGGCGGATTCCCTATGTCCGCTTTGCCGGCATCCGGAAAAAGAAGGAAAAGGGTTGGCGGGGGCTGATCGACGGGCTGAAGGACGCGCAGCGGCAGATCAACATTGAGTCATCGTCTATCGTCTATCAAATCCAGAAGATGGCAAAGGGCGGCTGGATCGCGCCGCGGGGCGCCTATGTGGACAAGGAGAAGTGGCAGACACAGGCCGCGCAGCCGGGCGTGCTTCTGGAATATGACCCGAGAAAGGGCAAGCCGGACACGATGGACGGACAGTCGCCGCCCAGGCACCTCATTGAGCTTGTGCAGACGCGCATGGCAGCGATCCGGGACATCTCAGGCGTCAACATCGAGATGCAGGGCATCCGGCAGGGACAGGACCCCGGCGTGGTGCTGCAACTGAGGAAACAGGCGGCAATGACAACCCTTGCCGTGTTCTTCGACCATGCAAGACTCGGCAGAAGGGCACTTGCCAAGGTGCTCATCCCCTACATCCAGAAGTTTATTGCACCAGAGCGACAGATTGCGGTTCTTGGACCGGACGGTGGCGCCAGATATGTTGTGATGGACGACAATATGAGGCTTGCCCGCTACGAGGCTGCGATTGACGATGTGACTGCATCGCCGAACGACAGGTCGGAAACACTGACTGTCCTGCAAACGCTGCTTCCGGTGATGCTGAAGGCTGGGGTGCCAGTGCCGCCGCAGATGGTGGATATCATCCCCATGCCGCCACATGTGCGGGAGGCGTTCAAGGCGATGATGGAGCAGCAGATGGGAATGTCGCCGCAGGCCGCGGCGCCACCGGGAGACACTATGCAGGCGGAGACGATCAATGGATGACATTTTCGGTGTGTCGAAGCAGGACGAGGAGTTTCTCCGGGACAGGATGGGGAAGGCGGGACCGCCGGTTGAGGCCGAGGCTGAGGCCGAACCGGAACAGGACGGGCTGGCGCCGGTGGCCGGGCCTGAGGAACAGCCGGAGACGGAGGGAGAGCCGCAACAGGAGGGCGTGACCGAGCCGGATGGCGAGGATGAGGATTTTGCCGAGTTTGCCAAAAAGCACGCCAACAAGGATCCGCAGGAGATTCTGCGGCTTGCCTACAACCAGAACAAGGCGCGGGCCGAAGCGCGCGGGCAGGCAAGGCAGGCAACCGAGATCGTCCGGAGGCTTGAGGAACAGATTGCCGCCCGGCTGAAGGCGACACAGGAGCGGCAGGAGAGGGAAAAGAAGGAGATTGAGGAGAAGCTGGTCGCGGATCCGGACGCGGCTGTCCTCGAAATGGTGAAACGGCAGCATGAAGCCGAGCGCACCGCCGTTGAGCAGCGCGCGCATGAGGAGATGATCGCGGCGCAGACACAGCTTGCAAGGCAGATGATCCCGGACTTCGACCAGGAGGCAGTGGAACTGGCAAAGTTCGGCATCGAGCGGATCGGCTACACGCCGGAGGAAGCCTTCTCGGTGCAGGACGCAAGGGACCTGACGACGCTTGACATGGCAATGCGGTTCCAGAGGCTGATTGATGCCGGAGTCGTGGACAGGCGCGGACGGCTTCTCAACGGACAGGCGCCGACGCAGATGTCAGCGCCGGCAAGCCAGCGGCTCGCAGTCACGCCGCCAAAGACCCTGGGGGGTATGGGACGGACCGCGAACGGGGGCACGATGAGCCTTGCCGAGCGGGCACAGCGGATTCTTGAGTTGTCTGATGCGGAGTTCAACAAGATTCCCGACGATCAGATTGGTCTGATCCTCCGGGAGTTGGGAGAGGTGCGGCAATGACAGCCTTCACGATCAACCCCAAAATCCTCGACTCAGGGTATGATGCATACATCCATCTGCTCAAGGTTGACGACGCAATGCGGCAGCTTCGTCCGGATTTCCGGGATTCTGTCCACGGTGCCGTGGCGCTGATGCGCCAGCGCTACCAGTTGCGGGGCGTGAACGCAGCCGACACCCCTCCCTTCGCAATCGTGCCGGTGCTCTACCGCGCCTCCTCCACGCCGGACGTGGAGTCAGCGCCGAGACGGGGAAGGCCAAGGCTGATCGCCGCGCCGGAGAACATGACCCTGGCAGCGGGCACAACCCTTCTTGCGTGGGCCATCATCGCCGGCATCGACGAGGTTCCGGCCATCAACCTCTCGGAAGTGCCGGACCCATCGGAACTTGTGATGATCGCAGCCGGCAGCATGGAAATGCTGTGGCAGCCTGTGGCAGCAGTGAGGTGAGCAACATGCAGATCGCCATGCGGACACAAATCGAGAACGCGGAAGTCTCTACCATGCGCGCGATCCATGAGACGCTGCGGGCCGCAAGCCTTCTTTCGCTTGTGATGATCGACCTCCCGGCAGGAGAGGGAGACATGGCGCTCGAACATATGTGCGAAAGCGCGCTGGCAGCGCTCAGGGCACGCGGGGAGTTTGCAAGAGCCAGCCAGCTTGTCCGCCCGGAACTGTTCCAGCACACAGTGCGTGACGTGGAGATTACGCACGCGGCATAGAGGACTTTTCAGGCCGCGCGGCCTGTGGTAAATGCGCCATTACGCCATGGCCCTGCGTCAAGGGCAATCGCTTCCTTGCGTAACAGGAAATCGCTGTCCGAAGCGTCATCGGACGGATTTCAGCAACAGGAGCAACCATGGCAAACACCTTTTTTTCCGCCCTCGATCCGCTGACAGTCAAGCTGTGGTCGCGGATTATCCACCGCGATGCTGTCAAGACCACGCTTTACGGCAAGCTGATGGGCACCGCCGCCACGTCAATCGTGCAGCGTCGCGACGATCTCAAGAAGTCTCGCGGCGACCGTATCCGGTTTCCAATCCGGCTGCTTTCGGACGATACGGGCGTGCAGGACAGCGAAACGCTGGAAGGCAAGGAAGAAGGACTCGAGTTCCGGGACTTCGATCTTCTCTTGGGCGAGAAGCGCAAGGCGACCAAGGTTGAACTGAACCTGTCCGAACAGCGCCCCATGGTGAATGTCCGTGAAGAGGCTGGCGAACAGGTCCGGGAGTGGTGCGAGGAATATCTCGACACCACGTTCATGGAATATCTGACCGGGCGCGGGCAAGGGCCGGGCGGCGCAAGCAAGTATCACCCGAGCGGCGCACTTGGCGGCAACACGATCAACACATTCGCGGCTGACCGGCAGGTGTTCGGCGGCACGGCGACCTCGCTTTCCACGCTGGTTGCGGGTTCCACGATGAGCGCGCGGGTCATCGACAAGTGCATCGACATCGCCAAGCTGGCGACGCCGATGATGCGGAAGGCCAACTTCAATGGCCGGAAGGCTTATGTGTGCATCCTGCACCCATGGCAGATCAGCGCGCTCCGCACCGACGCGGCAACGGCGGGCTGGTTCGACCTCAACAAGGCCGTGACCCAGGGTGGCGGCTCCTCGCCGATCATGGAAGAGGCGCTGGCCGTCTATCGCGACGTCATCATTCTTGAGTCGACGCGCGTTCCGACCTTCCTTGCTGGCGCTGGCAACGATGTGCCGGCAGCCACGGGCGTGTTTCTTGGGGCGCAGGCCGCGGTTACGGGCCACGGCAGCGGCACCAACGACAAGGGCGTTCTGCGGATGACCGAGAAGCTGACGGACTATGACAAATATTATGGTCTGGCAGTGACCCTGATTTGGGGGATGCAGCGCACCAGATTCTCCGGGCAGTCGGACTACGCTGCGATTGCCATCAACACCGCTGCGGCGCCGATCGCGTAAGGAGCAGGAAATGGCTGACATTCTCACATTCATTCGCAAGGCAAGCCTGGTTCCGAATGTCGATGTGGGGCAGTTCTATCTGCCGCACCCGCCGTTTGTGACCCCGACCTCCGGCATTGCGAACGGAGACTATATCCGGCTGTTTGCACCGGCCAGGAATGTGACCGTGATGAACGCATGGCTTCAGACCAGCGGCACGCTCGGCGCTTCCTGCACGCTCAGGATCGTCCGGAACCGCAGCGGGGTTTACACCAACATGACCGCGACAACGACAGCCGGCGCGGCCTCGCTGGTGACGCTCAACATCTTCCCCATCGAGATCAGGACCACGGACTTCATCGAACTCCTGGTCGGTGGCGCTGCCGTTACGGCTGCCGCAACGGTTTCGGTGGCGATCTCGGCGCAGACCAACTAGGAGGGCTTCATGCCCTCCTGGCAGGACGCAAGGGACAAGATCAGGCGCGACCTGTGGCGTCCGGGACCTGAGGGGGTTCCGGACGCTACTCTCAATGAGGCAATCCATCTTGCCTGTCTGCAAATCGAGTCAGAGCGTCCATGGCTCTGGCGCGAGGTCACGCGCCTGTCGGACCCGTTCGAGGGAAAGGCGGTCAACATTCCCATAGACTGCGGCCAGATTCGTTCGGTGACAGCGGTGTATGCGGACTCCAACCGCGAGCGTCTGTCGGCGGCGACAGTGTGGCAGGTTCGCGCGCGGTCGGAGGACGCTTCGCCAATGTCGCCGGGCCGCAGCGTGTGCCTTTACGCCAGGACGGATACGGACATCATTCTGGACGCGCCCGTCGAGAATGGGACGCGGCTTGAGATCGTCTATATCTCCGAGACTCCCCCGGTGCTTGAGAACGCTGTCAACCAGACGAACATGACCATCCACCGGCAGTTTCAGGCCACCTGTGCGCTGGCCGCGTCGATTGTCGCGGCGACGTGGCTCAAGGACAATGAGGAGGCCCAGAGGCAGGCGGAGATTTTCAGCGTTGCGCGCGATGCCATGATCCAGGCCGAGGATGCCAGAAGGCAGGATGCCGGGCTGTGGCAGGTCGCTGGCGACACTTATTACCAGGATCTGGCTGATCAGGGATGGGGATAGTCCATGCCACATCCTGCATGGGAAGTCGTGTTGCCGGCACTGGCAATCACAGTGACCGTGATTATTGCCATTCGTGCGGCTGCATGGCGGGCGCAGGAGTGGCGCGCCAAAACGGACAGCGCGATTGCCACCATGTCCGCCGAGATTACGTCACTCAAGCGGGCCGTGCTCGACATGGGCGGGCGTGATGAAATGGATGACTTCCGGAACCGGGTGCACCACATCGAAATCCAGATGGCGGAGGCGGAAACCACGCTGAACCACATGGCAACCGACCTTTTGAAAGTGTATGGAGCGGTGCAGCGGGTAGAGGATATTCTCATCCGCCGCAGGTCGGAGGGCAGAGAGTGAGTGACACTCCACAGTTTGTCAGCCATTGGCAAAACGGCCTGCCGCAATTCCTGCCGCAATGGGAGCCTTTCTCTGAAGGAGTCACGATTGCGCCTGCGAATGGGCTGCATGTCATGGCCGGAACCGGCGGAGCGCTCAGTGCAACGACCCCGCCCGGTTTCTATGGCTTGCCCATTGCTGGCTTCCGGTGGTGGAAGGTGCAGCCGAGAACGAACCAGTCAGTTTTGGTAGGATAGGACCATGCCAGACGGAACGACCCCCGGACTCTCGCTCATCCTGCCGGAGATCGGCGGCAGTGCATCGACATGGGGCAACAAGCTCAACACCAACTTTACGGCCATCGACGCCGCCATCGTTGGCGACAGGGCGGCGCTTGCGGCGCCAACCGGGGCAACGCTGGTTGGAACCACGCAAGGAAACGTTGAGTCCAGATTTGGCATTGTGGACGCCAATATCGACACGCTCACCAACGCGGTCATCAGCGGCACGCCGCCGGACATTTTTGCGGTGCCGACTCCGCCAGAGGCATCCCGCATCACGGCGCTGCTTCTCAATGGCACCGATCCGGATGAGGACTATTATGTCCGGTTCTTCTACCGGGACGATCTGGTCCAGGACGTTGTGCGCTTCTACATCGAGATCAGGCGCGTGTCTGACGATGCTGTTGTTGCCAGCCTTGTGTCCTATCCGACCTTTCTGGACAGCACGGGCTGGTTCGGGACGCGCTACTTCGACCTGATCGAAGTGGGAGGTTCCGGCATCACCGGCATCCTCGGGGTGGATTTCGGGGCCGATGACACAGAGCGGTGGGGGATTTATTCGGGCACGCCGGCAAACATGCTGCTTGCGCCGCAGAACAATATCTTCACGCTCCCCTCCTTCACATCGGCGGTGATCTCGGTGATCCAGAGTTACAACCAGAACGCTGGCACGACCGGCATTTTCGTGAACCAGGCGTCGGCCAACGCAGCCGAACGCGCGGTCATGGACCGCATCCGGATGCTCAGGATCACCGGGGGCGACCCGGCGAAGTTTTACGCAATGGGGGATGTTTTCTGGAAGGACTTTGGCACGCGGTTCCGGTTCGACATCTATGAGGCGAACGACAGTTCGGGGACCGGGGCGACTCTCGTTGCAAGCCTGTTTGTGAACGACGCCGGCTCGTGGAACACGGTGCGCGAGATTGTGGTGCCAGAGGATGGAGGCAGCGGCATTGGTGCGGTGGTGACGATGGACTTCACCGACCCCACTGCGCTGGCGGCCTACACTAATGGCGATCCGGTATCGGTGTTCAACCGGCGGCTTCTGGCCCCAAGCGTCCTTGAAAGCACGGCGCCTGGCACCATCCAGGAAATCCTCGACGCAATTCCGCTCAAGAGGTCGGTGTCCAACACGTCCGGCTTTCTGTTTGGCGGGCCTTCAACCATTGCATCGTCTGTCACTGTCGGTGTCGGGTTCGGCGCCTTCGATTCGCTCACCACCGGAAACGGCGTGGCAGTGGGACATGATGCGGGGCGCAATGTCACCACGCAGACGCACATGGTGCTTGTTGGTGAGGGCGCCGGGTTCAACCAGTCCGGCGGCACGGCGGGGGACACGACATTTGTTGGACGGTGGGCTGGATATGGGGTCAACGGTGCCTATACCGGCTCTGGCGGCAATACAGGCATCGGCACCTACTCGCTTGGGCATCTGACCACGGGGGCGTTCAACACGGCTCTTGGCCGTGCGTCCGGCTGGTATCATCGCACCGCCAACTCAAACGTCTCGCTTGGCTATCGCTGCGGCTATTCCCTAAACGCAGGCACCCTCAACCTTTTCGCCGGGTTCTACTCGTGCCACGAACAGCACCACGGCAGCCGCAATACATGGCTCGGGGCCTATACCGACGGGGTTATTCCGGACTCTACCGGGATGACTGCGACGCCTGCAACCGGGGCGGGACTGGCGCCTGGAACCTACGGCTACCGCGTCACCTTTGTGATCGACGGGGTGGAGAGTGCGCTCTCGCTGGCGCTTCCGTCCAATGTGGTTGTGACTGCCGGCAACGGCATCGTGAACCTTGCCGGCATCCCGACCTACAGCGGCCCGCGAAACTGCACGGCGAGGCGGATTTACCGGACGCGGGCCAATCAGGAGTCCGAGCTTCTCCGGGTCGCGATCATTGCGGACAACACAACCACTACCTTTGCCGACAATGTGCCTGACGCGGCTCTCGGGCCGCTTCCGGACGCGCTCAACGACACGATCCTGCTCGGCGCCTATGCACGGGCGATGAAGCCGAACCAGATGGTGATTGGCTCCACTTTTTCGAGAATCACCGAGATTATTGGCGGCGGTGGGGCGGATGACAATGCGCCGCTGGCACTGACATTCTCGGCTTCCAACCGGGTCGGAACCAACGGCGCCGGGGCAGACCTTCGGCTGCGCGGCGGCCTTGGAACGGGCAACGCGACTGGCGGCAGGGTCATCCTTGCCGCGTCGCCGCCCGGCGGCAGCGGGTTTGCGGCAAATCCGGCAACGGACTGGTTCTCGCTCGACGGGCGCGGGTTCTACACGCTCAGAGAGACAGCGGCGGCGAACGTTCCCACACCGGCATCGGGCACAATCAACCTGTTCATCGAGGGCGGTGACCTGAAGTTCCGGCGATCCGATGGAACGGTTCGCACCGTGACCACAAGCTGACGGAGGCAGAAATGCCGCGTCTTCCGCTCCGCTTTCCCCCCGGCATTTACGCACAGACAACCGACTATGCGTCAAAGCCGCGATGGGTGCGTGGAAACATGGTCCGTTTTCGGGATACCGTCCCGCAGCAGATTGGCGGGTGGCGCCGGGCAACGACCCGCACGCTTCCCATTGGTGGCGTGGTGCGTGATCTCAGGGCATGGCGCCCGCTCAATTTTGGCGCCCCTCTCATGTCGCTTGGCACCAATGAGGGTATGGCGCTGTTCGATGGGGCGGAGTTTTTTGACATTACTCCCGATCCGTTCCCAGCCGGCGCCGCAAGCACCATCGGCGGCTATGGTGGGGACACCTATGGGCTTCTGGAATATGGCACTCCGAGGCCGTCCGACTCGGCCATCTTCTTTGCTGACCTGTGGCACACTGACAATTGGGGCGAAATGCTGGTGGCATCTTTCACCAGCGAGGGAATCATCTATGAGTATCTGCATGGGACAGACGAAAGGCTGATTCCCATTGCCAATGCGCCGCGGGCGAGCGCGATCTTTGTGTCTGATGAGCGGCACCTGTTCGCGCTTGGCGCTGACAACAATCCGCTTCGGGTCCGGTGGAGCGATCAGGAGGACCGCAATACATGGGAGCCGCTGCCGACCAACAAGGCTGGAGGCTTCACGCTTCGGGCGGCAGGGCGGCTTTTGTGCGGCAGGCCCACAAGGGGCCGTATCCTTCTGTGGACCACCGAGGAAGTGTTCGAGGTGTTTCCGAGCAGCCGGCAGTTTGTCTATGGCTATGACCGGATCGGATCGGCCTGTGGCGCCATTGGGCCAAAGGCTGTGGCAGTGGAAGGCGAGTTTGCCTTCTGGATGGGGCGGGACGCTTTCTGGATTTATGACCGCGGGGTGCGCCGGCTTGAGTGCGAGGTCGAGGACCATGTGTTTGGCGACCTGAACCGCTCGCAGGCCAACAAGATTCTGGCTGCCAACAATAGCGCTTTCCAGGAAGTCTGGTTTTTCTACGTCTCGGCGAACTCGCAGGAAGTGGACCGGGCTGTGTCGTTTGACTATTCGCGCGGCGTGTGGAGCACGCACGAGATCAGCCGGACGGCGTGGATTGATCGGGGGTTTGTGAGCCTGCCGCACGCTACGTCACCGGACGGCATATTGTGGCAGCATGAGGTTGGGGACGCGGCGGACGGGCAGCCGATTCCAGCCTATATCGAGTCCTCGCCTGTCGAACTTGGGGCTGGCGACCGGGTGCAGCATATCAGCGGCATGTGGATCGACGCCCAGCAGGGCGGGCCTCTCAATCTCACGCTCCAGAGCCGGATGAGCGCGAGAGGCAATCAGATGACAACCGGGCCGATCATCCTTTCACCTGAAACCGAGCGGATCATGCTGTCGCTGTCTGCCCGGCAGGTCTCGCTCCGGTTTGAGACGGGTGCGGCTGCAAATCGGTGGGAACTTGGACAGATGCATCTTGAGACAAGGCCGGGAGGGCTGCGGTGATGGCTGACAGAAGCCGTTTTGTCGGGGACCGCAGGGCGGTTGACCAGGACGATGTTGTCCAGATGATGCGGAGGAGCGAAAGCCGGGACATTGAACTGGAAGGACGCGACCTTGTGCTGCGTTCTCCGAATGGCACGCGGTTCCGTCTTGTGATAGATGACAATGGAGTGGTTTCGGGAGAAGTGCTGTGATGCACTGGGCAACGATCATGCCGAATGACCTTGCTGGCGCGATTGAGCGCCACAGGTCGGCCATTGCGAAAGCGATGTCGTTCAACGATGCGGTGGAGCAGCGTCCGGACGATGTGGTTGATGCGGTGATGGAGGGCCGTTCGGTCTTTCTTGAGGCCAGGATTGATGATCGGCCCGTTGGCGGGGTGATCCTTCAGTTTGTGAACGCTGACACGGTGCATGTCTGGCTTGGCTGGCGAAGTGCGGCTGGCGGGCGAATCCGGGATTGGTGGTCGCTTTTGTGCGATGAGTTTCGGCGCCGTCAGTTTCGCGTGGTGAGCGCCTACAGCCCGCGCCCTCTTGGCCGCCTGTTCTCCAACATGAAGCCGCGTGCGACAGTGTATGAGGGCGCACTGTGAGCAAGCAGCGGCAAACCGAAAAGCAGGAGATCAGGCTGCCGGAATGGGTTTCGCGCGGCGGCGAACAGAACTTCGCCGATGCACAGGCTTTTGTCCGGAACAATCCCGTGCAGCCCTATGGTGGGACGCTCAGCGCGTCGCCTGATGTGAACCAGTATCTCGCGGCGCTGCGGGCGCGGGAGAATGTCGGGAGACAGGACCTGGACGCGGCGCGCGGGCTTGTGGGCGAGTCGTCGCGGGCGGCAACGCCGCAGGTTCAGACGCAGAGGTGGGACGGCAATCAGGCCGCCGTCTACATGAATCCATATCTCAAGGCCGTGCAGGAGGCCGGCCTTCGGGAACTGGACCGCAAGGCGAAGATCGACCAGCTTGACGTCAATCAGGCCGCACAGAACGCGCGGGCATTTGGCGGGGATCGCCACGGCATCATGGCAGCGGAAGCCGCGCGGAACGCAAACATGCTCCGCTCTGACTTTCTGAACCAGTCCAACGCGGCGGCATATGAAAATGCCATGCGCGGCTTCCAGACAGACGAAGAGCGCGTTCTGAGAGCCGCGCTTGCCAACCAGGGCGCGGGCGCCGGAGACTTGCAGAGGATGCTGCAAGCCGGCCTTGGCATGGCAAATATCGGACAGGCGGATGCAGGCATCAATGCAACGCAGATCGCCAATCTGACCAGCACTGGCGGCATTTTGCAGGCGCTGAGGCAGGCCGAACTGGATCGGCTGTATGAGGACTGGCTGAGGGTGCAGAACACGCCGCTGCAACGCTACAGCGACCTTGCCGGGATTCTTGGAGGGACGCCGACCAACAGGTCCAGCTACGGCGAGCGCGTCACCAGCCCCGGAATCCTGCAAAGCATCCTGGGCGCCCTGGCAACGGGCGCCAGCGCGGCTGGAAGCCTTGGACTGAAACTGTCCGAGCGGTCGATGAAGAAGAACATCCGTCAGGTTGGCGAGATCGTGCCCGGCCTCAACATCTATTCCTTCCTCTACAAGTGGCAGCCGGATGCGTCGGAGCCGCTGGTTGGGGTCATGGCGGATGAGGTCGCAGCCGTCTGGCCGGAAGCGCTTGGCCCGACAATCGGAGAGATCAGGACAGTCAATTACGCAGAACTGCCACCGAGGGGTCTATGGCGTTTCTTCGAGGATTGAGGCGGTCACAGGCCATCCCAATGCCGGCAATTCCGCCGAGCGTGGCAGCCATGCCCGCGCTGCCGCCAATGGCGCCGGACCTTGGGTTCCAGCAAGTGCAGGATCTTGCCAGACGGGACGGGATTCTGGCCCGGATTGCACCGTCTGTTCAATCGACCGCGCCGATTGTGCAGGAGCCTGTAATCGAGCCTGTCGATGTGCCGCAGGTTCGCAAGCCTGGAATCCTTGCACAGCTTGGCTCCGGGATCGGGAAGGCTTTGCAGGACCCGGCCACGCAGCGCGCGCTCATGGCGTGGGGTTCGGAGCTTCTCTCCGGTGGGGGGTTTGGCCGCGCGTATCAGGCCGGACAGATGGCGAACGACAGCTACAACCTGATGCGGCTCAGGGAGCAGCAGCAGGAGTTGGCGGCGGCGGAAGCGGGCCGCAAGGCAATGCGCGACGATGCCCTGCTTGGCCTTGAAGAGCGCAAGGTTGGCGTTCTTGAAGGGCGGCTGGGCCTGGACAGGGATCAGGCGGAAAGCCTTGCCCGGTTTCGGGAAATGCAGGGCCGGGCTGCACTCATCAATGCCACTTCGCTGGCAAAGCACAGGCAAGACCTTATCAGCCAGGGCTATTCCAGGATTGAGGCTGACAGGGAGGTTGCGAATCTCCGGTCGGCCACTGCGTTGGCGGTTGCCAGGATCGGCGCGTCCAAAGAGTCCGGCAGGTCCATTCCCCCAAGCCAAGCAACGGGCATCCTTGCGCAGGTGTTGCCGCCGGACGTTGTCGAAATGGCCAGACTCACTCCCGGAATGATTCCGGAACTGATGGACGCGGCAACTGGTGGCTACATCAACGGTGGGTTTGTGGGTGCCGATGAGGCCGTGAGAGGGATTCTCGATCAATACAGGCCGGTTGGAAAGGGAAATCCGTTCGTGACCAACAGGTTTGAGCGAACGGAGCCGCGACAGTCGGGTCAACAGCCAGTCGAGATCGCCAACGATGCGGACTACGCAAAGCTCCCGAGCGGCACTGTGTTCAAGGGTCCTGATGGGGTGGTCAGGGTGAAGCCCTGATGGCGGAAGCCAATTCCAAGAAGCCCTTGTGGCAACAGGCGCCCCCTGTCGCGCCGCCTTCCTCGGGCGCGGCATGGCAACAGGCGCCCGTTGTCGCGTCGCTTCCTGAGGCATCGGCATCCGCGGACAGGCCGTTCATGGAGCGTGCCTGGGACGCTTTCAATCGCGGCGTCGCCAATCTCAAGCTCCTGCGCGACATTCCTGTCTATGCGGCGCTTCGGGCAGGTCAGGAGGCCGGGCGCGCTGTTGGCGTGGAAGGTCCCGGCCTTGCGGACATGATGGCGGATGCAATCCGCTCCACGGCTGCCAGCCAGAAGTCGCGCCCCCAAAACCCTGCGATTGAGGAGGCTGGCAAGGCGTTCGAGGAGGCGCCCGGCGTGCTTCCCGGCATTGCGGCTGGCGGCGGGGTTCTGGCCCGCAACCCCGGTGCCGTGGCTGAACTTCTGATCGAACTGGCGCCCGGCGCGGTTGTTGGTGGCGGGCTCGGTGGCCGCGCTCTGTCTGGCCTTGTTAAGTCGAGACTCCCGGCAGGGATTGCCAGCAAGGCCGCGCCCTACCTTACTGGTGCCGGCATTGGCGCCGGTGCAGAGATTGGCCTTGGACTGCCGTCCGAGGTGTCCAACAGGGTCAATGAGGGTGAGTCCGTCGATGAGGCTGTCAGGAAGGCGGCGATCCGGACGGCTGCGAGCGCACCTGTGGCAGGCGCTTTCGGCGCCGCTCTTCCCTTTCGCCCGTTCGGCGCTGGCGTGGGCAGGAAAGCTGCCCCGAGGTTTGCCGGCAACGTCTTGGCACAGATGGGGATTCAGGGCGCCGGCGAGATCGCGACAGAGGAGGCGGGAGCAAGGGCGCTTGGGGAGCGCACTACGGGAGGCGACCGGTTTATCGCGTTCACCATCGGCGCGCTCATGGCGCCGCTGGACATGGAAGTGCTTTCCGCTTTGCGGAAGGCAACCCGGCTGCCGGAGAACGCAACCGACGAGGACATCCGCGACGCTGCGATCAATGAGGTGGCAGACGGCGGCGAACGCGCCCAGGAGATCAGGAGGATCATCGAGAGCGCTGGCGCCGACCCGGACTCCTTTTCCGATCCGGAGGCAATCGCTCAACGCATCCAACAGGCGCGGGCGAGAAGGCAGGTGCCACGGGAGGAGCTTGAGCAAATCCCGGAAGGCGCCTCGGATGTGGAGATCAGGGACATCCGCAAGCGCAACGAGGCACGGGTGCGCCGGGCGGAAAAGGAGCGGGAGCGGCAGCAAAAGGAAGCCGACGCAATCGAGCTTGGCGACACGGACCCAAGAGCGTCCGCCGCGGCTGGGCCGGAAGATGCACGGCCAATGGCAGCCGAGGAACAGGCTGAACTGGAAGAGCGATATTACCAAGAATATCTTTCCCTTGGCGATCCTGACAGCCCGGCGTGGCAGGCCACTGCCCGCGAGTGGGCAGCAGAGTCCGCAAGGCGTGCCGCTGAACAGCGGATGCGTTCCGCAGAGCCGGACGCAGGCCAGCCGGACTTCACGGCACAGCCAGAGGGGATCATGGAAAATACCCCCGGCAATCGAGCCGGGCTGGACCGGTATCGCCAGTTTCAGAAGGAGCAACTCCGGAACATGCGCCGGGCAGCGGTGGACGACCCGCTCGTGCAGGACATTCTGGACAGCAACATCCCTGTCGAGGACAAGATTCGTGCCTATGGCGTTCTGACAGGCGAGATCAGCCCGACCGGCCCAATGCCAAGTGGGGCAAGGGGCCTCAGTCCGGACAAGGCGCGGGCCGCGCGTGGAGCGGCGCAACCCTCCAATCAGGCCACCGATACCGGGCCTCTTACTGCCGCCCGACGCGAGGAAATGCGGCGTGCGGAACGGGAGGCAGCAAGGGCGCGGGAGCAGCAGGCACAGGACGCGCGCGAGCGCATGCGGGAAGCCGCGGCAGAAGCCGAGGTCGAGGACCTTATTCGACGTTTTCGGGCACGCGAAAGGGCAGAAGCCGCAGAGCGGGCGAGAAGGGCAGAAGAAGAGCGCCGTTCCAGAGAGCAGGCGGGCGGGCGTTCCCAAGGCGCAGGGCAGCAACAGGGGCCGCGACCGGAAAGCCGCTACGGCGGAAGCGACTCGGCGCCTGAACAGAACGCCGATAGGACATGGCGCACGACCGACGATGGGGAGTATGTTGCCGGCAAATCCGGCAAGCCAGCCGTGTGGAAAGACCTGCGGGAGCTTGCCAAATGGCTGGTCAAGAACCGGCTTGCTGGCGATTTTGAGCCCGCGACCTGGGGATCGGACGGTTATGTCGCCAAGAGGAATCCGAGAAAGCAGGCGGGCGGAACCGACAGCGGCGGGCCGGGACCCGATGCACCACCGCCACCGCCGGGCGATGACACTCCCCCGCCGCCACCTCCGCCACCGCCCCCGCCGGGTGGAGGTGGAAGCGGTGTTGGCAATCGCCCCGAAACCGGGCAAACAGATAGCGGCGGGCCGCAATCCTCCCGTGAGCCTCCGCAACGCAGCGGTCCGTCACCACAGCCAGAACAGGAGGCTCCGAAGGCGCGGCCAAGCACTGCCGAAGGGCAGGATGCCGGCACTGGACCAACCAGAGGAGACGCAAATGACACCGGAGGAACTTCTGGCAGAGGCGAACCGGAAGCTGGCGGACGAGGAAACCGACCCGAGGATGCGAACCGACCGCCGGAGAATGATCGCGCGGATGCTGAAAGAAGCGAAAGCCAGAGCGAAGAAGCCACAGAAAAAGTAGCCGTTGGGCAAAAGGGATTCTGGAGGTCCCTTATCGAAATGTGGAGGGACAATTTCGAAAACCTCCGCTGGAACCCAGCGTTCAACGACCCCGAGATTGTCAGAATCTTCAAGGAAAAGGGTGAGGATGAGCGGCTGCGGGCGATGCTGTCCTACATCGCCGAGAAGAGCAATAACCCGTTCTACCGCGTCCTTGCCAAGAGGCTTCTGGACATTGTTGGCAATCTGCCAATCCCGGTTCGCGGCGATGAGAAAGAAGCGGGCGTAAAGGGACTCACCAGAAAGCAGGCCGGGTTCAATGCGGATGGCAGGCCCGCCGTTGCGTTTGTAATCGAACTGAACACCGCAGGAGGCGTTGGCGGTCTTTCAGTCGAGACCGTTCTCCATGAGACGATCCATGCCGTCATCGGCCTCAAGCTCGGTTCTCTTGAGAGTTTCAGAAGAGGATTGCGCAAAAGCGGCGAACTCACAAAAGCCGAGGCCGCCGCAATCGACAATCTGGAGAATGTGCTCAAGAGGCTGCAAGCGCTTGTGCAAAAGTTGCAGGCCGACGCGCGGAAAAACCCGCAATTCATGGATGCCGCCGGGGCTGTATCCGAAATAATCAACATTGCCACCACAGACATTGAGGAGGTCATTGCCCATGTCATGACCAACCCCGCCTTCCAGGCCCTGCTCAACTCCATGGACCTGGACGGCAATGTCATCCCGTCCGCTGTTGACCGGACAAGGAACGGCTCGATCTGGAACAGGTTTGTGGAGGCTGTCAGCGGCGTCCTGTTTCCGGGAAAAAAGCCGACTGACAAAATCCGCACTGCGCTCGATGAGGTTCTGGACGCGGCCAATGCGGCCTTCCGGATCGTGTCGGACATTGACGAAAACCGGGCAGGTCGTCTGCGGTTTGCCGGAATTAACAGGAGGTTGGGCAAAACGTCCTTTTCCAAGGGTCCTCCAGACATAGACAGGCGTATCAATGCCGTGCTCGACGCGATTGTGGACCGGGAGTCCGTGGACCGGCTTGGCAAGCTCATGAAGGGCGATGGCCGCACCAGCGTTGCTTCTGTTCTTGGCGCCCTTGTTGACCGGGTTTCCTATGGCATCGGGGTTCTGACTTTCTCAAACGATGCAAGGCTGCGGGCACTGGCGCGCGAATTGAAGTCGGACGCGATTCGGGAGATCGCAGACATGTTCTCGGATGTGCCCGGCTCCGACAGGCGGGTCGGGGAGACATATCACGAGGCAGTGTCGCGGACTTCGAGGACCAACCTGAACGCAATGTCTGACATTCTCGGTGATCGGGTGAACGATGAGGCGTTTCTTGAAAAGGTCAGGGACGCGCTGGTGGCAGAGAAGGGCGCGGCTGCCGATCCCGAAGTCAAGGACATAGCTGACAGGCTCAAGGCGCTGCTCAGGGACATTCACAAATATCGCAGGGAGGCCGGTGAGGATATTGGCCTTGTCGACTCCTACTTCCCGCGCGTTCTCAATCTCGAAGAGGTTGTCCGGCGCGCTGCCGAGTTCAAGAAGGCTGCCGAGAAGGTTTACCGCCGCATGGGTGTCGAGGACCCTGCCGGGGCTGCCGAGCGGTGGTTTCAGATGATTGTCCGTGAGCACGCGGGCGTCGATGGCGGCCTTTTGGCAATCCGAACTCCGCGGACGCCGGCAAGCGCCAGCGCCAGAAGCCGGGAACTGTTCAAGGCCGCCGATGCAATCCTTGCGGACTTCTATGAAAAAGACGCCTTCAAGGTGCTGTCGTCCTACATCATCGGATCGGCGCGCCGGGCTGAATATACCCGCCGGTTCGGGATGAAGGGCGAAGAAGGCTCAAAGGAGCGCCGGCAGTGGCAACAGAAGCACGGCAATCTCACGCAGCTTGAGGTGTTCCAGGACCGGATTGCCGAGGACCTTCTGGCAGCCGACATTCCAGCCGAGAAGTCGCGGGACGCGCTTGGGTTCGTGGACAAAATCATCCGCTCGAACCTTGGCCTTCTTGGCACCGATGTGTCCCACGCAACGAGCGAGGCCGTGTCCCTGCTGCATGTCTGGAACCAGGTCGGGAAGCTCGACCGCGCGGTGATGGCAAACCTTCTTGATCTGGCACAGGGCTTTGTCAGGACGGGCAGTGTCGCACAGGGCCTGCGCGCGGTTCTCAACGGAATGATGGAGTTTGCCCGCAATCTCCGCGGCCTGCCGGAAAGCGAGTGGAAGCGCTATGCCCGCGCTATCGGCACGGTTGTGGTGGATACATTCGAGCAGAATCTGCAAGCTAGGCTGTCGGCTGAAAACCTGTCGGAAGCCGGGCAGAGGATTTCGCGCAAGTTCTACAAGGCGACATTGCAGACGCAACTGAACGAGGCGGCGCGGACTGCCGCGACCAGGGCGGGAGCGCGGTTCATCCGCGAACTGGTGGACGATTTGAACGAGAGCGGCACAACGGCCAAAAGGGCGGCGCGCTATCTCCGGGAACTTGGAGTGTCCGATGTGGATGCGTTTGCCAAATGGGTCCGGTCGCAGGACATTGGCTCCAAGGCGCCGCCGAAAGCGCACGATCCCTTCCGCATGGCGAAAGAGGAAGAGGAGTTTGTGAAGGCAGTATTCCGGTTCGCCAATGATGTGGCGCTTGCGCCAAGCAGGGTGCAGCGGCCTGTCTATGCCTCTCATCCGGTCGGCAGTCTGTTCTATGGCCTCATGTCTTTCCTCTATGCGTTCAAGAGCCGGATTCTGAACCGGTGGGGAAGGCTTGCGAAGGGCGCGATGCAGGAGCGTGATCCGATGATGCTGGCGCCCGTCGCGGTGGGGCTGCCGGCACTTCTGATGGCGTCAAAGGTGGTGCTGGAAAGCAGGATGGCGCTGTTCGGGACCAATCGGGATGAGGAGGAGGACCCGCTGACGGAAATGGTGCGGCTGCTTGACTACTCGGGATTGCTGGCGGCTGCGTCTCCGCTTGTGAACGCCATCTTTTCTGTCCGGTATCAGCGTTCCGTGCTTGAGAGCCTGTCCGGTTCCGTTGTCGGATCACTGTCAGAGGGCGCCAGGAAGGCGGCGGGCCTGTTTGTCAACAATTCTCCTGATACCAATACGGCGGAGCGGGCGGCTGCCGGCGCTCTCTACGATCTGATTGTCGAGCCTGCCATGGACGCGCTTGCTGTTTCCTACCTGAGAGCGCCTGTCGCCGCACCGATTGTCGTTGCCAGCGGCACCAAGAAGGGTGGCAATTTGCCGTCTGACAGGGAAGCGTTTATTGAGGCGCTTGCGGGGCCGGAAAAGAAACCCCGCATGGACCTTCGGCCAAAGGTGTGAAGGGCACGGCGATGAAAGCAGGACCGCGCGCAATCGCGTGTATCAAGAAATACGAGGGGCGCAAACTCAGAGCCTATCTCTGTCCTGCCGGCAAGTGGACGATAGGGTGGGGCAACACTACCTACCCGGACGGGCGGCGGGTCAAGGAGGGAGATCGGATCACAGAGGCGCAAGCCGAGGAAATGTTCAGGGTGATGCTTGGCCAGTTCGAGCGCGGGGTCACGCGGCTGATCAAGGGCGGGGCAGAGACAAACCAGGCGCAATTCGGCGCGCTGGTGTCCTTCGCCTACAATGTTGGGCTGGATGAGAACGGCGATGGAATTGCCAAGGGCCTCGGCGATAGCACCCTGCTCAAGCTCCATCGGGCCGGTCAGTATGATCGGGCCGCCAACGAGTTCCTGAAATGGGTCTACAGCCGCGGGAAGCGTTTGCGTGGGCTTGTCGAGCGGCGGCAGGCTGAGCGGTTCCTGTATCTGCGGCAGTTCGAGGAGTTCGACCGCCTGATTCAGTATAAGCCATGAGCAACACGATTCCGCCCTTGGCGCCGCACGAAGGTTCATGGGCCGTCGTTGATCGCCATACAGGCCAAGCTGTCATGGAAGTTTTTCGCGGATCCAATTTGGTTAAGATGGTG